GCATGACGAATTTTAGGCATGGTTTCAAAAAAATCAACTACTCTTTCTATTTGTTCATTTGTCATTGAATCAATAAAATCAGTCAATTCTTTATCAGTCATATCAATTTTATTAAAAGTCTTATCACCATACATTATACTGTCAACACACTTTTCCATAATAGAAAATGTTTTAGCTGCATTGTTCAAATCTAAAAATCCATTACCCATATCTTTTAGTATTGGATACCTCATAAACATCTTTACATCATCTGTTATATTTATCTCATTTGTGTGGTCTGCTGTCATATGAACATTTATATCTGAAAGATTAACGGTTACAGGAACTCTTGTTTTTTCATCATCTGGACAGATTACTGATAATTGTATCTTTTCACCAACAGATTTACCCCTAACTCTCATAAAAATATACTCTATATCAAACATAGGAGATGTTTCTGCATCAATCTTTCCAAATGTGCAACTATGAACTAAGTTACCCACTGCATTTGCAATGTCTTCATAGTTCTCTGTTTCTTTTGCAATCATTAATACTTTTTGTTCTTTTACTAAAAATGGTCTGTATTTTAATTTTTCACCAGTAGATGGTAAAACCAACTCATAGGTTGGTGTATTTAACTTTGGTAAAGCCATGATAAATTATCCTTTATAATCTAGACAATACTCTTGGTATTGCAGCTCTTAATTGCCTCTCTGCACTGTTTACCACAACCTCTTCAATTCTATCACGCAAAGGTTTTGGTAGGTCTGCCTCATCTGTTAAGTTCTTCCAATATCTGTAACTAAATGTTACAGACAGTTTTTGCACATCAGATGCTGTTGTTGCAGTCAAAGATTGTGCAGCTATTGTTTTTGGAAAACACTCTATTAATTGTACTCCATATCTTCTTTTATTTTGTTGGTCTAACGAGTATATCTCTATTCCACCACTGTATTCATCATAATAACCTAAAGACCATGTCTGTGGATTGTATGCAAGTCTTTGCCATGTTTCAAAGAACTTTTTCTCTTTATAATCTGATGACATTCTAAATGATGCAGTTATTTCTGCATAAGAATAACCTTGCACTATTTCTCTAGTAGGCCCATATATATTATTATCTGGTGCAGTATCTAGGTTACGGCCAGGAAACTCTATTGTTTCACACTGTAGTCCAACCTTTCTTGTTATACCTTCACCAGTATTTTCTTGCATTACTTGTGAGAACACATTGTTTAATGCACCTTTAGGTTTACCTCTAGTTCCTTGTGGTGGTAGTATTACAACTTCATATCTTGAGGGTAATGCGAAACCATCATCACTATGAAACTCTGCAAGTACCTCATTCAAGACACCATACGCAGTTCCTTCTAACATTTTTCCTAAATTAAATTTGGGCATTAAATCATCTTCCTTGAATCTTTCCAAACCTCTGACTCAGAAGCTTTGGAGAATCTTTGAACTGGTAATAATGTTGCAACTGTAAACTCATCTGCATCTACTCTACGAAATCTTGATTTAACTTTACCAGCAAGATATCTTTTTATTGTTGGTCTAATAAGTCGCACTCTTTTTAAGTTTTGATAACCTACATTTAATCTTGTAGACTCATCAAACTTTGTGTTGTTACTAAAGTCTACTAATCTATCTAATAGTTTCATTCTTAATGGTATTGGTAGATAGTGTAGATTAATTCCTAAGAACCCATCATTGTAATTCTCTAGTGGTAATACTAGTGGAAACCTATCATAATATGGTAACTTCTTTTTTAACTTTGGGTCATAAAAAAACATATTCAATCGACCAAAGAAAGGTCTTGTTGCTTGTTTACCATCTCTGATTAAGTCTAGTGATTTAGGTGTACCAAATTCTTTGATTTTATCTTTATACCAGTCTGTTGATTTTGGTCTACCTTTAGCTGCATCTACTACACTCTGAATGTATTTACTTGGAACGGCCATCTAATTTCTTTCTGTTTTCCATGTGTATTTCGTCTATATCATACTTAGATTGACCATGATACTCTACTGCGTAGTGATTGTCAACCATAAACTCATTAAGTATCACCATTCTATCAAGGTGTGGTTCATGTACTTTAAATTTACCAAGTACCCTTCCAAACTTACCTGTCTTATCTTTTTCTGTAATAAGTATCTGCATAGAACCAATGGGCATCAAAGTTAGAACTAACTTTTTAGCCATCAGACCATACTTCTTTTCTTCTAAATCTCTAGTTCTACTTTCTGGAGTATCGATACCATATAACCTAACACGTTCTTTGTGTAACCACACACCGAACCCTAAGTCGATATCCACATCAACTGTATCACCGTCAATTACCTTGACTATTTTACATCTGTATTCGTACATAATACTATTTATACTTCGGATTGAGATGGTCTTCAGTAAGTATCTTAAATTCCATACCTCTGTTCTGACACCAATCTATTGCAGATTTCCATTTAGCTTGATTAATACCCCAAGTCTTTACTTCATTGTACCATTTGCGTGTGCGTTTCTTTGGTGTTTTGGTAGGTTCTTTACACTGATGTTTAGGTTTGACCTCGATAAGAAACTTCTTGACACCACCTGTAGTTTGTTCTATCTTGATATAGAAGTCTGGGAAGTATCGGTGCATTTTACCGTCCCAAGGCGACCTGTAAGGAACGATTATCTCCTCACTACCCCATTCTACAACCTTATCATTCTTATCACAATAGACCATAAACTTAAGTTCCCAAGAAGAACGATAGACAACCTGTGATGGGTCACCCTTATACTTTTTTGGGTTTTTTGGAATATATTTACCTTTGTATGTCATGTCGACTAAATACCTTCATAGGAGTATTTATACATGGCTATAGATTTCGCAAAAGGTATCGCAACCACAGTCGTCAATACAGGATTAAGAAAAGTTGCTGGTAATCTACCAGGCTTACTTGGTAAGATTAAAGGTAAACAAGGTGTAAGAGATAGTTCTGATTTAAAAGATTTAGAGAATGCAAAAGTATCTGGTGTTAGTCCTAAATTGTTACAGTTTCCTTCAGATATTGATTCAGACCCAGGCGTTGGTAATCATGGACATTATATTATATTCTTTATAAATGAGTTTGAAAAATCAACAATGAAATTTAGTGAGTTTGTACCAGACGAAGGTAAACAAAATTTAAAAAAAGCAGAACAGGAAATGGGTTTATCAGGTAAATTAAATCAAACAAAAATGCAAGGTGGAAAACCTGTTTCTATTCCAGAAGCACAATTAACTAATCAAGGTGGTAGTGTTCAGTATGATTCTAAGAATTTTGTTACAATGGAAAGACTGAATAATCAATTTAAAGATGATACTGTTATTCAAAAAAGACCAGGCTATGGGTATGCACAAATCAATCATAATTATATCTCAAATAATACTGGCAATAGTGATAAAAAAACAAATGCAAATGAAGAACTTACAGACCAAACAAAAGCAATTAAAAATAAGATGAAAGAAAATGTTAGAATTGAAATGCCAAGTAGAAAAAGATTAGACACTGCAATCGCATTATATATGCCAGCAAGTGTTGCAGTAACATATGGTGCAAAATACACTGAACCAGAAATCAGTCCAATGGCTGGTGCAATAGGTCAAGCAGTTGGTGACATGAGTGGTGGTATGAGTTTAGTAGATACATATGAAAAAATTTTACCTAAAGTTACAGATGGATTACAACAAGCTGCTTTAAAAATGGGTACTGCTGTGTTAGATGGAATTGGTATAACTGGTGTAAGAGAAGCAATTGAAATAGGTAGAGCCGAAGTAATTGCAGATAGAATGCAACTTGCATTTAAGGGTGTTGACAGAAGGTCATTTCAATATACATTTAAGATGACACCAAAAAACGCAAGAGAAGCAGATGAAATTAAAAAAATAGTAGCTGCATTTAAAATCAACATGATGCCAGAATACAAAGAGGGTAAAAGGGATACATTAAACTATCCAGCAACATTTGATATTGAGTATCATTATAAAGGTAAAAGAAATGATTATTTAAATAGAGTATCAGAGTGTTTCTTGGAAAATGTGCAAGTTCAATATGGTGGTGATAGATACAAAACATTTGACCCACATAATAGTGAAGGTGCTCCACCAGTAGAAACATCAGTAACACTCGCATTCAAAGAAATTG